CATCGACACCGGGCGCGATCAGAAATGGCGCGTGCTTGCCGCTGAGGATGAGTTCGAACCGATCGCACCGGCGGCGCAGATGCGGGCGAAGGGCGACCGCCGCGAGATCCGGCTGCGGCCGGGCGAGTCGGAGTCCGCGATCCGCGCATGCGAGGAGGCGCTGGTCGAGGCCGGCGCGCCGCTCTACCTGCGCGGCGACCTGCTGACGCGTGCGCGCCCGGTCACGCACGCCGAATCCATCGACGACGAGGCCCGGGTCCGGCGCCCCGCCGGCGCGGTGGTCCTGTCGCCGGTGGGGAGGGTGGACCTGCAGGTAGATCTCGAAAAAGCCGCCATGTTCTATGTACCGCACACGGCGCGCGGCATCTCGACGTGGAAGCGCACCGAGGCGCCTGCGGATCTGGCCGAAAAAGTCATCGTCTCACCGTGCCGGCGACTGCTACCCTCGCTGCGTGGACTCACGCAGGCGCCCGCGCTGCGCCGTGACGGATCAGTGCATACAACCCCCGGCTACGATGAACGCACGGCCCTGCTGGTGGCGCTGCGCGATCAGTGGCCGGCGCTACCCCCGCCGACGCTGGACGAGGCCGAGCGCGGGCTGGGCAAGCTCCGGCGTCTGATTGCAACATTCCCGTTCGCGTCGGCCGCCGACGAGACGGTGGCGCTGGCTGCGCTGATGTCGGGCGTGCTGCGGCCCATCATGGACGCGGCGCCCATGATCCTGTTCAGCGCGCCGACGCCCGGCACGGGCAAGTCGTTGCTGGCACACATGACGGCAGCGCTGGCCACAGGCCAGAACGCGCGCGTCATGTCGTGGTCATCTGACCCGGCGGAGAACCCCAAGGCCCTGACCGGCTCGCTGATCGCAGGCGACCCCGTGATCGTCATCGATAACCTGTCCAGCGGGCTGCAGTCCGACTTCCTGTGCTCGATGCTGACGGAGCCCGAAATGTCCCTGCGCGTGCTGGGGCGAACGGGGCAGAACCGCGTCCCCTGCCGCGCGCTGGTGCTGGGTACGGGCAACAACGCCAGCGTGCTGGGCGACCTCAATCGCCGCGTGCTCGTGGCCACCCTCGACGCCGGCGTGGAGCGCCCGGAGCTGCGGCAGTTCAAAAACCGGCCGGTCGAGGACACGCTGAATCAGCGCGAGGAGCTCGTCAACGCGGTGCTGACGATGGCACGGGCGCGCATCCTCGAAGGGCCGGAGCGGGGGCCGCTCTGGTCGTCGTACCCGGACTGGTGCTGGCTGGTGCGGGACACGCTGGTGTGGCTGGGGATGCCCGACCCCATCGAGGTGGTGCAGGATCAGGTCGCGATGGATCCGGAGCGGCAACTGCAGCTGGACCTCATGCAGGGGTGGCATGCAGTGCTCGGGGACTCGCTGATTTCGACGGCCGAGGTGCTGAAGCGGGTCGAGGGCATCAATGGGTTCGAGACCGCCAATACCGCCGTGTCCGACGCCGAAATGCTCACCGACTCACTGCGCAGCATCGGGCGGGGGAAGATGCCCGACGCCAAGACGCTGGGGTACTGGCTGCGCTCGAAACGCGATCGTCCGATCGGCGGGCTGAAGATTGTGACGGAAGGTAGCCGCGAGTCAAAACGGGTAAAATGGGCAGTTGTAAGTCGCTGAAAGTATTAGGGGGATTCCGGCTTTGCACCATGCGCGTAACACGCGGTATGTTTTATCTAACGCGCGAGAAAATTTTTAGATAGATGATGTAAAAAGTATTCCTAGAGCAGTTAAAACATACCGCGTGTTACGCTCATCGCGCAAGCCGCAACGTCTATACTTGCCGCAGCCCTCGGGGACCGGTGGGTGGTCGAGGGCGCCGACACCCATGCGGTGCGGCCCGGCGCGGGACTATATGAGAGGTAGCTAATGAACAGGTTCGAGAAGACGATGCAGCGGTTCGCCGCCGACGACGTGCGTCGCGAGCGGGTGGCCGCGGTGGCGGAGGGCGTGCTCGATGCCCTCGCAGATAGGTTCGGTGGGGCGGCGTTCAGCGCTGGGGAGGCTGCATCGCTGCTGCCCCCGGTGGCGAAAGCGCTGCACGGGGGGATGCACGAGCCGCACGTTTCATCGTGGTGGGCGGCCCGATTGCTGGCGCGAACTTCCATCGTCGCACGGGGGCGACTGTGCTACTCCGCGGACACTCGCCGCTGGATGTTGCTCGATGAGGGGGCGCGGCCTACTGCGGACCCGCAGCAGGCACGGGTGGATGCAGCGGCGGGCCCGGTGCTCGACAGCCTCGCGGGCAGGTTCGAGCGGCGCCCCTTCCTCGCAGGGGAGGCCGCGGAGCTGCTGGGTCTGATGGAGGATGCGGTGTATGGGCGACGCTCTCCGAGCCTCTCACCGCACAAGGCCGCCTCCCTGCTGCACCGTCTTGCCGCTGCTTCGCACGGGCGGCTGCGCCATTTCCCGGATCGGATCGCCAAGCGTTCGCGCTGGACGGTGTCTGAGCGATGGTGACTGCCCGCACTAGCATTTGGCTGCGCGAGATGCCGGACGGGAGTGTGCAGGCGAAGGGGCCGATGGGCTCGGTGCGCGAGTATCGGGGCGAGGCCGCTCATGTGATGCGGCTGGTTCTCGCCGCTAGCATCGCTAGCGCTGTCGGTATATGCTCCCCCGGCGCGACACCCACATTCACCTGCGAGGACCTCAGAAATGGCATTTGACCCGAGGAACCCCTATGGCGCGCCCACCCTCGCGCCGGCACATGGCGCGCCCACCGGCTTCGCTAACCTCGCGCCGGCACAGCTGGCGTGGGAGTTGGCCGCGCGGATCAGGGACCACCGAGCCGGGGAGGCACTCCTCCCTGTCGACTTGGTCGACGCCTGCCAGCGTGCACTGCTGAACGCCGGCGATCAGCAGATCAAGGCGAAGGCCTACGATCAGCTGGTCGGCATCGTGGCTGCGCTGGTCAAGGCGGTGCGTTCGTGACCCCCGCCGACTTCGCGGACCTGCTGTCCGGTCTCGCCGTTTCTGGCGCCCGTTCGCGCGAAGCGCTGGCCGCCATCGGCGAGTCCGGTCCTGAGAATGCACTGCTGGTGATCTTCGGCGAAAACGGCGCCGTCTACCTGCAGTGCGAGCAGACAGACCCAGCCGCCTGCGCGGCGATCCTGTCAGTGGCACTGGAAGGGCTGATCGTGCAGCGCCTGAAAGAACCGAACCCGCACCCATCCATGGCGGCGCTGCATGCCGCGCTGGTTGGGGCGCGGACTTCCGATGACGAGACGAGGAACTGACAATGGACGGACGCAAGGATGACGCCGGGAAGCCTCGGCCGTCGCTGGTGCTGAACAGCATGGCCCGCGCGATTGCGCGGGTGATCGATGTCGCCGAGTACGGTGCGCGCAAGTACGCACCGGACAACTGGCTGCAGGTGCCGGACGGGATCAAGCGCTACACCGACGCCGGCCTGCGCCACCGGCAGGCGCATGCGCTCGGCGAGGTCAACGACCCCGAGTCCGGGCTGCCGCACCTTGCACACGCGGCGTGGTGCGCGCTGGCAGTGCTGGAGCTGCAGGAGATGCAGGAAGCCCCGGGCGTGCCGGTGCCTGCGCGCGCGGCGGAGAAGATCAACGCAGCCATGCGTGAGCTTCTCGGGGAGAGAGTGCGGGCGGGGTATTCCGGAGCGGGCCTTTCGATGCGCGCGGTCTGGCGGAATCTCACGTCGGCTGTTGCCGGCGCCGCTGATGTCGAGCTGGCCGAAGCCGTGCGGCAGCTGCGCAAGTGCCCGGATGCACGTACGGCAATGGATCTGCACGGGTTGCGGGTGCATCGGGTCGGCATGGGGGTCCGATGCACCGCCCCCGATGGTGCGGAATTGTTCACCGGCCTCGGTCCTATCAAGGGCTGGGCCAAGGCGGGGCGCTGCGCACTGCGTGCATACGCCGAGTCCAAGCGCAGCGGGGCAGCCGAGGAATTGCGGAAGCTCATCCTCATCAACGTCAAGGACCCGCGCGCCTACCTGACCGCGCTGGACGAGGGCCTGTTGCGGGTGGAGCGCAAGACCCCGGGCATCATCTCGATCAAGGACCGCAGCAAGCAGAAGCTGCGCGAGATCCACGGCACCGACCTCGCTGACGCGTGGAAGCGTTTGCGCCAGATGCCGGACGTGGATCGCCTGATGGACCAGATCACGGCGCGGTTCCCTGCCAGCGGAGTCCCCGGTGGCTTTCGGCACCACCGCGTCGACGGCACCTAGTCATGGAGCAGCCCGGGCCGGCCGCCCTGATCAAATGGGTGCACGATGTCCGCCCCTGCACTCCCTGAGGCGCTGGAACGATGGCGCGCTGCAGCCCCTCTGGGCTGCGGTCGCGACGTCTGGTTCGAGGACGGCCGGTGGAAGCGGATCGAGATCCGGCGGTTCACGCCGGGGATCGATCCTCCTCGCATTCAACCGCAGGTGCCGAGCAGCGCCGGACTCTGGGGGTAGTCGTGGCGACTGACACATGGCAGTACACGATTGAGGGGGAGAAGCTGACGATGGGGGAGATCGTCGCCCGGGTGCTGGCGGAGCACCCGAGACTGAAGGCCGACACCATCCGCAAGCGGGTGACCGCAGGTGTCAGGACGTGGCGCCTGCTGGGGCAGAGTGCGGCGGCAGGCGCCGAGGCGCGCAGGCAGAAGATCCGCAGCGCACTCCACCGGGTGTACCGCAGGGACTAGCTACTCCGTCTGCGTGTATTGGCATGTGAGCGCCGCTAGCGCATGATGCACCCATCCCGGCGCACCCCTGATCAACGCCTACGGCCAATAGGCTAGCGAAGGCAACCCGCCGGGATCTCTTCAATGCCGGGCTGGTCACCGTCCACGTCGTCCCCTCCCTGTGGCGCCAATGACAAGACCAGCCCGGCGCCTTCTGAAAATCGGTGCTGATAGACTCGCTGTTTGCGTCCTCGCGCCGTCCGGTTTGTTGATCCTGATGGCGGTGCTGTTCTGGCAAGGGGTGATTCAAGGCCGCCCGGGGCTCACCGTCGTCAGCCTCTTCGGCGTACTGCTCAACGCGTCCGCGCTTTGGCTGGTCTGGCGAGGGGAGAAAGCGCGGAGGGAGTATGAGCGATGGGCCGCACGCCTGATCGACAAGCAGTAACCTGATCCGGCTCACCAAGCACGCAGTACGCAAGACGAGCCCCCGGATCTCCGGGGGCTTTTCTTTTGGGGCGGACGGAACCTACGATGGCGGCGCACGCACTACCTGCCACCATCCGAGGACCTTGCCATGCGACTCTTGCTGCTCTTGCTGTTCATGCTGGCCGCGAGTGTCGGCCAATCCGCCGGAATCCCCAGCAGCGTTAGCGGGGGCTTCAATACCCCGGACCGCGCCTGCCGGCTGGTCTTCAGCCGGGGAGAGGTCGTCTGGACCTTCGTCGAGATCGATTGCCTGCGCTGGGGGGATGGGGCGCAGACGTCCGCGCTCTACCGGATCTACACCCCGAACCAGTGCCCGACGGAGTACAACGTATTCGCGTTCGATCCACGCGTGGCCGGTGCCGAGAAGGCGCAAGCCGTGCCGGTGCCGGGCGTCTACTATCTGACGGGGGAGGGTTGGCGACCGTTCGCGGTCGACAAGTCTGCGACCGAGTATTTCGCGATCCGCGGGCACGATGAGCTATCCGGCGCTTTGTCGACGGTGGTCGGGACGGACCCCTCCCCCGTCTCCAACGGTATCGGTGTTCCGCAGACATGGTGGCGTGAGGAGGTCGTCGCCAGCCCTGCGCCCTACAGTTGCACGCACGCGCCCACGCTGCGGTTCCGCGTATTCGGGCGGTGATGGCATGGGGCGCCGTATGATCTACGCCGGGAAAGCGACGCAGGCCGGAGCGATTGCCCATGGACACTTGCTCGATATGGCAATCGCGGGGGTCATGCTCGCGGCTACTGGCACCATCATCGCCCCTACGGACTACCGTGCTTTTGGTGTGGCCGCGATCGGTTCGATCATCGGCGGCCTCATTGCCGCACGCATGTTCCGCAGCCGCTCCGAGCGCGAGCCGCTGGAAACCATGTGGGGCATCTCCACTCTGGCCGGCGTTGCCTTCAGTCCGGCGCTGTTCGACTACCTCTCAATCCCGGTCTACGATGCCGCCGGCGTACTCGTCCGGGCCGAGGTCATCCCGCGCAGCGTGTCGTTCATGCTGGCGCTGTCCACACTGGTGGCGGCGTTTTCGTGGGGCGGGCTGAAGGCCGCGCACACCGTTTGGCTGAAGTACGTCAAGGCATGGCTGGAGCGCATCTTCGGTAAGGGGCCGGGCGCATGAACCGCATCACCGCCGACCAGCTGGTCGCCGCAGTCCCCGGCATGACGCTGGAGTCGGCCGCCCTCTGGGTGAATCCGGTCAACGAGGCCGCGCAGGACTGCGGACTCACCACCAAGGCCCGCTGGGCGATGTGGCTGGCGCACTGCGGCCATGAATCGATGGGCTTCCGCAAGCTCGGCGAGTCGTTCGACTACAGCCCCGAGCGCTTGCTGGCCGTCTTTCCCCGATACTTCACCGCGGAGACTGCCGCCAAGGTCGGGCGCACTGCGAAGGCGCCGGCCAATCAGGAGGCGATTGCTGAGATCGTGTACGGTGGGCGCATGGGTAACAGGCCCGGATCCGGCGACGCGTGGCGCTACCGCGGCGGCGGGCTGCCGCAGCTGACCGGGCGCAACAACTACACTGCTGCCGGCAAGCACCTCGGGCTGGATCTTCTCGCCGAGCCTGATCTGATTCGCACCAATCGACGCTACGCGGCGAAGGTCACGGTATGGGTCTGGGATGAGATGGGGATCAACAAGTTTGCCGACAAAGGCGATCTGGTCGGCGCGACGAAAGCCATCAACGGAGGCACCAATGGGATGGAAGACCGCGAGGCTCGGCACAAGCGTGCATTGGCGGTGCTGGGCATCTCCGCGGTCGCCGAGCTGGAGAAAATCCTCGGCAGGCGGATCTCCTAATGCTTCGCTGGTTTCTCGGCACGCTCGGTGTCCTGCTGATCTTCGGCGGGATATTTGGCGCGGGCGTCTACGTCGGCGAGTTGCGCGTCAGGTCTGAGCAGCAGGGCCTCGTCATCACCTCGCAGGAGGGCGTCATCAACACGATGCGCGACGAGATCAAAAGCGCCTACGCCCGGGGCGCGGAGGATGCCGAGCGGAAAGCAGCGCACGCAGCTGACCAGCAGGCGCTGAAGGACTGGATGCAGGCGAACGCCGCGCGCCGCATCGATATCGGCGGCGAGCTTCGGAGGGCGATCGATGCGATGGATATTGGTTTGTGCGCTCTCAGCGCTGATGTGCAGCGGGTGCGTCAACGGGCCCGCCAAGAGGTCATCGACGCCGCTGCCTCAGGCACCGGTGGTCCAGACGGTACGGGAGTACGTCCGCGTTGACTGCGAAGCTCCGGAGCCGCCGCTGCCGGAGGAGGCTACCGCGCAGACCTGTGGGGATGCCATGATCGAGGACGTCTCGGCGCAGACTGGGCCATGGGCCACGTTGATGCGCTACTACGTCACGCTGCGCGAATGCGTGCAGCGCCACCAAGAGAAGGCGGATTCGAAATGATCGCATGGCTGAAGAAGACGTTCGGGCGCGGGTCGCGAGTCGATCTGCTCATTCGCGCGCTGCCGAACCCTCCGCGTGTTCGCGCCGGCGTGCTGGCGTGGGCGGAAGTCACCAAGGAGTTCGGCGATGCGATCAAGAGCTGGGAGCCGGAAGACTCGCTGATCATCGATTCGATGCGCCAGCTGGCGGATGCGGCCGACCTGCTTGGGCCGATGGTCGACGGGGTCGTCGGTGCCGAGAAGCGCATCGCGCTGGTTGGGCAGCTTCGACTGGTCGCCAGTAGCTTCGGGGTGACTGACGCAGCTTTCGATGCCTTCTGGGATTCGAAGGGCTCGCCGATCCTCGAACGCTACATCGAGCGCTTGCGGGCTGCGGAGCGCTGAGATGCGTCGCGGCTACCGACTCGTCCGCGGGCTGGCCCTCTGGCTGGCGTCCGGGCTGGCGTCCGGGCTATCTGCAATGTCCGACGGGGGCGGTGCGGTTGTTGGGATGACATGGGCGGATGACAGCCCGTTGACTTGGGGTGATGGCACGGTCGTCGACTGGAGCAACCCATGAGGCTCGTTCGCGTCAACGGGGTGCGGGTGCCTTACTCCGAGCAGCAGCTGCGCAACGACAACCCGTCGATGCTGCTGCCGCGCGGGCTTGTCGGCGTGGACCTGTCGCAGTTCGGGGTCGAGATCGACCCGGACCCCGCGCCGGACGAGGCCGACGTCCGGACCGAGCGCGCGCGCGTCACGGTCCGTACGGTGCCTCCCGAGCCGTACATGGTGCCGATGCACTGCTTCCTCTGGGGCCTGCGCTGTTTCAACCTCCGGGCTCAGTTCGAGCACTACATGCTGCAGCTGGAGGGGCATGCACGGGACTACTGGTTCAGCGCCCCCTACGTCTCATCGGTGTCGACCTACGTCCAGCACATGCAGCGGTACTTTCGACTGTCGGACGACGACCTGCAGGTGATCTGGGCCTACGCCCGAGGGATCGAGGAATGACCGCGATCTGGAACGGTGCATCGACCACCCCGGCGGCAACGCACCGGGTGCCAGTCGACGTGTCCAGTTCTGGCAGCCCTACTCGTTGGACGGGCTGCCGGAGGAGGCTACCGCGCAGACCTGTGGGGATGCCATGATCGAGGACGTCTCGGCGCAGACTGGGCCATGGGCCACGTTGATGCGCTACTACGTCACGCTGCGCGAATGCGTGCAGCGCCACCAAGAGAAGGCGGATTCGAAATGATCGCATGGCTGAAGAAGACGTTCGGGCGAGGGATCGAGGAATGACCGCGATCTGGAACGGTGCATCGACCACCCCGGCGGCAACGCACCGAGTGCCAGTCGACGTGTCCAGTTCTGGCAGCCCTACTCGTTGGACGGGGCAGCAGATCGCCGACCTGCGAGCCTACGTAGGCGGGACCGTCAACAACCTCGGCTCGATCGGCACCAACCAGAGCCTGAGTCTCGCCGACGGGCTCTACATCGCCGCGACGATCACCGGCAACGTGCAGTTCACCTTCACGTCGGTACCGACCGGGTTCACCGACCTGTTCTTGGAGCTGACCAACGCAGGCGCCCACACAGTCAGCTTCGCGGCGACGATCGGCTGGACGGGAGGGACGACCCCGTCGCTGCCCGCGGTCGGCGTGGCGCTGATCCATCTCTACACCCGGGACGGAGGCACCAGCTACATCGCGCATCTGGTCTCGGATGAACAGCAGTTCGACGCGGCTGCGATCGTCTCCGGCACGGTGGCAACCGCGCGCCTTGGCAGCGGCACCGCGAACTCCACGGTAGTCCTCCGCGGCGATCAGACTTGGGGGGCTCCGCCGGCTGGCGGCTCAGACACTCAAGTCCTATTCAACGACGGCGGCACTCTTGCTGGCGACTCTGGTTTTACCTTCAACAAGACCAACAACACGGTTGATCTCGGAGGCGCAACGGTAACTGCGTCTGATCCAGTCATGGACTTGTCGCAGACGTGGAATAGCTCTGGGGTCACGTTTACCGGATTGCGGATCGCCGTCACAAATACCGCAAGCGCATCGGACTCAAGGCTGGTGGACCTGTCGGTATCTGGGACGTCCAAACTACGGGTTTTGCGTGACGGGTCGATCTACTACGGATCTGGCGCTGACGGCAATGTCGCTCTCGCGTCAGGGTCGTTCAATACGTTTGCCCTGAAAGCGCGCGGGCAGGCGTCCATCTACGTCTCCGATGGAGACGTCAACATCGGCAGTAGCTTTGGGGCGTCGTTGGGTTTTGTTGCCGGAGCCGCGAACGGAACGGCGGACGTGCGCCTCATTCGCGACGCAGCCGGTGTCCTCGCCCAGCGTAACGGCACCAACGCGCAGACATTCAGGATTTACCGCAGCTACACCGACGCCAGCAACTACAGCAGATGGACGGTTAAGTGGAACACCAGCACAGCGATTTTGCAGGCAGAGGGGGCTGGCACCGGCACGAACGGCTCGACGGCGTTCAACGACGCGGCTCTTGCGACGAATGCCACGGTCGGGTTTCTGATGATCCCAAGCTGCGCAGGGACTCCAACAGGCACTCCTGCTGATATTCCGACCGGGCAATCGCCGATTGTCTACGACTCGACGAACAAGAAACTTTGCGTGTGGGACGGGGCCGCATGGGTCCAGACCGCTGCGCTTACCTGATGAGGGGATGACATGAGCATCACCGCGACGATCACAAACGCCCGCCACATCGCCGCAGCCACCGCAGCCTATGCCGCGACGATCCCGGCCGATCCCGGGGCGGCGCCGCCATATGCCGACGTGACTGCATACGTCCAAGCCGCGATTGAGCGCGTGGCCGAGTCATGGGCTGAATCGACCGGCGTGGATCGAATCCCCGTTGGCGCGTTCGTGCGCCGATTTCCGGGCACCGTCATGGATGCCGTCAACGCGCGCGCGGCAACCGATCCAAACGCGGCCGCGATACTGGATCAGTTGGACGCTGTGACGCACGTCAGGCTCGGAGCCAGTACGACGCTGCAAGGCGTCGGATACCTCGTGTCAATCGGCCTGCTGACGCAGGAGCAGGCTGACACCATCCTCGCCTACTGATAGGAGCAACCCATGGGTCAGATCACACTTAGCCTGCCGGATGATGCAGCCATCTCCGTCATCGCCGACGCATCGCGCTACAAGTTCGTCACGGTCAGCGCTGATGCACTCGACGGCGAGGAGGCGGTCGTCATCGAGATGCTTTCGGGGGGTACGCCGGTCGTCGTTGCCGACCCAACCACAGGGACCGCGGTGACTCTCACCGTGACCATCCCCTCCGTCCAGCTGGCCGGCGGGGCGGTCTACCGGCTGACCAAGCCCATCACTTCGGACAACTGCGCCCTATACATGGACACCGGTCCGGGGATCCAGTCGTGAGCGAGGAGCAGATCGCCCGCGCACTGTCGCTGGAGAACGCCCGAGCCGTGCTGGACGGAACGCTGGTCGATCCGCTGCCCGGCACGCTGGCGGCCGCTATCAAGGAGACCCTTGACGCATGGCCGGGCCCAGCTACCCACTGACCGACGAGATCACGGACGCGGTCTGCGACTGGCTGGTTTCCGGCAAGCCGCTGGCAGAGTTCTGTGAGATCCCGGGCAACCCCTCGCTGGGGGTGCTCAATGTCTGGCGCGCGACCAACGATCTCTTCGCGAAGCGGTTCGCGCAGGCGCGCGACATCGGGTTCGACTCGATCGCGGAGCGCCTGCGTACGACCGTGCGCGGCGGCGCGACCTCCACCGGCGACTGGAAGCGTGACCGGCTGGTGGCCGAGACCGAACTCAAGCTGCTGGCGGCGTGGGCTCCAAAGCGCTATGGCGCGCGTATCGAGAACGAGCACAACCTCGGCAACATGGACCCCGGCGAGCTGGGCGCGCGGGTGGCTGCGCTGCTGGACAAGGCGATCCAGTCGCTGGCCGGCGTGCCTACCGTGCCGATCGAGCCGGTCCTGCCAACCAAGCCGACTGCGGTCGTCCCTGAGGATGCTTCCTTCCTGACACCGCGCCAGCGCGAGGTCTTGATGGAGACCGAGCCATACCCGGTCGCGAAGAAGAACAGACCCAGCAAGGCAAAGCTCGCCCGCAAGGCGCTTGCCGAACAGAAAAGCCCGCCCCCGGAGGCTGACGAGGAGCGCTGGTGAGCAGCTTTGCTGCACTGGAGCGCTTCCGATCGCTGGACGCAAGCGTGCGCGCTGCGGTGCTGGCGCAGCTGGACGACGCGGATCGCGCCGAGCTGCTGTTCGCACTGGATGCGATCGCCTACAACTACGACCGGACCCTGATCACCCGGATCTTCCCCGACAGCGGGCCGTTCGCGCGACGCCACTACTCCAAGCAGTTGGAGTTCTACGAGCTCGGGTCGACCTACCAGTACCGCGCGCTGCTGGGCGGAAACGGTGCCGGCAAGACTCTCTGCGGCGGCGTAGAACTGGTCTACCACACCACTGGCGAGTATCCGCACTGGTGGGTCGGGCATCGCTACTCGCACCCTATCAAGGCGTGGCTGGCAGGCGACACGATCAACACCGTGCGCGACATCATCCAGCCGAAACTGCTGGGGGAGGACGGAGCGCTGGGCACGGGTTTGTTCCCGGCCAAAAGCATCTTCAAGGTGGTCTATCGGCAGAACGGCAACGGGGCCATTGACTGGATCCTGATCCGCCACAAGTCCGGCGGGCTCTCCAAAATCCGGTTCAAGTCCTACGATCAGGGCCGAAAGACGTTTCAGGGCGAGGATGTTCATTTCATTTGGCTCGACGAAGAGTGCCCGATGGACATCTACACCGAGTGCGTGCACCGATTCCGTGGTGCGACGCGCGACGGTCGGTTGATTCTGACTTTTACACCTCTGAAAGGTATCACCGACGTCGTCAAGCTCTTCGTTCCGCAGTTTTCAGGGTCTGCGGCGCGCTCCGATAGCCATGAGGCAAGTCGGACCTACGTTTTGTGCGGCTGGGAGGACGTTCCGCACCTCACCGAGGCCGAAAAACGCTCGAAACTGGCCAATACCCTGCCCTACGAACGCGAAGCGCGCATGCGAGGCATCCCCTCGGTCGGGCGCGGAAGGATTTTCACCGTGGAAGAGGAGTTTTTCGTCGTTCGGCCCTTCGCAATCCCGGGCAGCTGGCCGGTTATTTACGGGGCCGACTTCGGTTTCGGTGCGGAGGGCGACGAAACCACCGGAACTGCGGTCGTTTGGGGTGCATGGGATCGTTCGACCGACACCTGCTACATCACCGACGAGTATTTCCGGCATCAGGCGCCTCCGGCAGTCCATGCGACCGCGATCAAGGCCAAAGGCGACTGGATTCAAGGCGTCGGCGACTACTCCGGCAAGACCATGGAGGGTGAAAAAACCCTCGACCTGTACCGGCAGATGGGGTTGAAGATCACCAATGCCGACAAGTCGGTCTATGCCGGCCTGCAGCTGATGACTCAGATGCTGACTGAGGGCCGGCTGCGGGTGTTCAGCACTTGCCAGAAATGGCTTGAGGAATACAGGCTCTACTCGTTCAACGAACGGCAAGAGGTCATCAAGCAGCGCGACCACTTGATGGACGCCACGCGCTACCTCCTGATGGCGGACCGCCATCGGGCCACCACCCGACCCATCCCGAAGGGCCGCGCGACCGTTCCGGGCGAGACTTTCGGGCTCTACCAGAGGAAACGCTGAGATGGGCTCTCCGATTCAATTCCTTCGCACCTTCCCGCCGGCGCAGCAGAAAGAGCTAGCCGCCGCGCTGCGCCAGTGCCGTCGTCGTGTCGCCCAGAGCCTCACGTCTTCGACGCTGTCGTCCGGCACTGCCACGGTCATCGCCTCGTTGACGTGCCCGGCTGCCGAGATCGAGATCGGCACCGTGCTGCACCTGCAGGTGGCCGGCACCATCCGCAACAACACCGGCGCCGCCACCAACGTCAGCATCGGCCTCCTGCTGGAGGACAACGGGCTGGACCTGCACAACGATACCATCCCGACCGCTGACATCCCCGATGCCTCCGGCACCGAGTCGGTTCCGTTCCTCTACGAGGCCCGGATCGCCTACGCGACGCCGACGTCGGTCATCGTCGCCGGCCGCCTGCTGGTGGGCGCGTTCGATCAGACCGAGGCCGATACCGGCACCGGCCAGTTCGAGACGACCGCCATGCTGTCCGGCCCGTTCGTGAACACCTCGTCCTCTGGCCAGATCGCGGCCGACCATCTGATCACCCTCACCGCCGATCTCGGCTCCGAAGGCGGGGCCAATTTCGACCTGACGGTTCTCATGGCGAACCTCTGGGCCGAGTAACGGATGGACCTCGCAGTCGCAGTCGTTGAAGAGATCGATCCGGCGGACGAGATCCGCCGGATCGCCATGCTCCCGGCTGCCGAGCTGGAGATGATGCTGCAGATCATGACGCCGGAGATGCAGCAGGCGGTCATGGAATTGCAGGAGCAGTTGCGCGAGCAGCGTGCGGCCTCGCTGCGCGATCTCGCGCGGAGGCTGGAGAACGAGAAGCTGGCGCCGATCATCCGCGCCAAGCGTCCGATCGAGGCCCGATGGGCTGAGGACGATCGCCAGTATTACGGCTTCGATCGGCAGCCCGAGAGGAAGGCCGATCGGCAAGGCGTGCCCGCCGAGGGCGGCAGTGACGAGGCTGCGATCCCGCCGGCGCTCAATCTGACCGCACCGCGCACCAACACATGGACCGCGCGCATCGTCAACATGAGCTGCCCCGGGTCCACGCTGCCGGGCGAGACGGTTCCGACGCCCAGTCCGACGCTGGTCGGGCCGCCGGGCGACCGATCTGTCGAGGAGGCCGCCGCGCATGCGGCCTTCCTGATGAACAAGCTGATCAAGGACCAGTTCGCGGAGTGCAAACTGCCCCGCGAGGTCCGCAAGGCCTCCGCCTATCTTTGCCGCTGGGGCGTCGGCGTCCTCGCCGGTCCGTTCCAGATGCGACCGAAGCGCGTGCGCTTCCGCGAGCTGCCCGGCCCCAACGGGCCGATCTACGCGCCGGTCATGGCCTCCGAGACCAAGCCGATCTGGCGGCACGTCAACCCGCGGCATTTCTTCCCTGAGATGGTGGCCGACATCGCGGACGCGTCCTACGCGTTCGAGCTGATGCTGCTGACCCAGCGCGAGCTGGGGGAGCTGCGCACCACTCCGGGATTCCAAGGCTTCGACGATAGCTTCGATGCCCTGCTGGCGGCCGACTACAAGCCGTCGGTGCGCGGCGAGATCGCGACCAGCCTGACCCAGTGGAACGCGACCAGCCCCTGCAAAGAGGCGACTGCCGAGCGACTGGCGGTGTGGCGCTTCTTCGGCTACCTCGACAAGAAGGACATGGAGGCCTGCGGCTGCGATCTCGAAGGGTACGACCCGACGGGCGAAGCCCCGCCACCGCTGGTGGAGATCTGGTTTTGCGACGGGATGATCCTGCGCGCGGACACCATGATCCCTGAGGGCACTGCCCGGCTGCCGTACTACGTCACCCAGCTATTCCCGGTTGATGACACCATGTTCGGCGGCGGCATCCCCTACGCCGGCCGCGACGCGCAGGCATCGATCAACGCCCTCTGGCGCGCGGCGCAACACAATGCCGTGGTCACCGCCGGCCCGCAGATCGGGTATCAGGACGGGCTCGCCGAGCCGACGGACGGGGACTATCGCGTCCGCGGGCCGAAGACGTGGCGCATGCTTGCGACGGACAAGAAGATCGAGGACGTCCTCTCGACGCTGATCATCGGCAACAACGCCGACCAGTACATCCGCCTGCTGGAACTGCGGATGCAGATGTTCGACGAGGAGATCAACCTACCACTGGTTGCGCAGGGTCAGCCGGATGCGGCAACGCCGACGTCCAGTGGGCTGACCATGCAGATGCGCGCGGCATCGGTGGCGATTCTCAACGTCGGCCAGAACTGCGAGGATGGGTGGATCACGCCGCTCTTCGAGTCGGCCTACCACTACAACATGGTCCACCACCCGGACCCGGCGGTGAAGGGCGATTTTGACTGCGTGTCGAAGCTGGTCTCCGACAGTGTCATGCGCGAGATCAAGGCCCAGAACCTGCTGGTGCTGGCGAACATGCGCAAGGAAGATCCGATGCTGGACGCACGGGTCAATCCGGATACTTTCTACCCCCGGCTGGCCATTGCGCTGGAGCAGGATGCGGATCTCTTCCTGACGGAAGCCGAGGTCAAGCAGCGGCAGGCCAAGATGCCCCCGCCTCCGCCGGACCCGAAGATCCTGCAGATCGAAGCCCAGCGCGAACAGTTCCAGATGGACATGCAGTGGCGCGAGCGCGACCGCGAACTCGACCACCAAGAACGCATGCGCGAACTCGACATTCGCGAGCGCGAGGCAGAGTCGCGTGATCGCGTGGCGATGCTGTCCCTGCAGGCCAAGATCGCGGAGATCGCCGCCCAGCAAGAACTCACAGTTGCCGAGATGCAGCAGCGGCTCGGTCTCGACATGGAGCGCGAGGCCACCAAGCGCGCCCAGATCGCAGCGGCTGATGATCAGAAGGACCGCGAGCTCGGCGTGCGAGCGCGCACCGAGGCCGAGAAGCTGGCCCAGCGCGACGCTGAAAATCAGCTGGAGATCCAAGTCGAGAGACCCGGCGCGAGGCTTGCGTGAAGATCGACCCGAACTCCCAAGACTGGCTGGCCGTCGCGGAGCACATGCGCGGCCTGCTGGCGAAAGACTGCAAGGCGCTGGAGACGGCGCAAGACCGCAGCGTAATCACCTTGCAGGCGCGCATCGCCTTGCTGCGGCAACTGATCGACCTCCCCACCACCATGAACCGACCGGCGCCCGTGCGACCGCTTGGATTCGAGAGCACCCATGGCTGACACTGACGACGACCTGCTGGAACAAGTAGCCCGCCAACTGGAAGCCCGCAAGGG